AGAATCAATATAAAAACCGTTATTTGTGAGCTGATTTAATAGTTGTATCGGATTGCCCATCACGGCGCTGCTACGGGTTGTTTTGTCTAAAAACTTCTTGCCAATCGTCGAGGTTTCAATTGATGGCAAGGCTTTTATAATCTCTTTGACCACGTCAATTGATACGGCTCCGGCAGGGATCGGCATTGATACATTTCCTTGCATAGATATCTGCCCGTCAAACGCTTCAATCTCCGTTCGCACGTCAGTCATTTGACGATGCGAATAAGCTCTTTTAATATTGCCGTTGAATACCCTTGGGAGAACCAACTTATTGCCATCGGCATAACCAGCGAATAGCTGAACGGCTCTTTGTGTGGTCAAGTCGTACACGTCTTTGAAGATATCAAAACGGGTGTCGTTCGACAGGTTATAAATCACAAATGTTGCTGTGTTTGACGATGCTAGGTTTGTTCTAGTGATAGTAAATTCAAGGGTAATCGGATCTTTAATTTCGACAAAAGTATCTTCGCTTGTCTCTATTCTCAAGACAAATTTGCGATTAAATTTTCCGGCAAAGCTACGCATAATACCTTAATTCGATCATCGATAAATCGTTTTGATCCAAGATCACAAATTTATTATTCTCAAGCCACGAGGTTATGAAAACAGGCTCTTCGGCTTGGAACCCTGATATCAATATTCCAAACGGTAGAACATTTTTAAATTGCCTAAGCAAATTTGGCGATATCGAAATTCGCTCATTATTTATCGAGAAATCTCCCCATGCCAAAGAGATAAACCAACCATATTGACTAGGCTTGTATTCGATGGTTATATCAACCGAATCGTATCCGGTTATTGGAGCGAGGAAATTTTGCTTTGCATCACTGCTTAAAAATAGTTCTCTCATTTTACCACACCCGTTGCCCTGTCAAGACCTTCCGCCACCCATGACGTGCCTTTTTGTGTTCCTGATTTTACCACTTCGGCTGATTGCTCTTTGATCCTACCCGTCAATAGTCCTGTGCCTGTTTTTGTCTGAACGATTCGGAGCTGCTTAAATCCAAGGGTAAAGGATGTTTCGTATTGTGTCGTATTGTCTTGATCCACGCTGATTGATTCAATAATCATGTTCTCGAAAGTTTTCCATGGTGTTTCTACTGACACGACCGCACGATTTTCAAATAATCCTACCAGTTGTTTATATGCCGATTGCTGCAAATTCAAAGCAGGATCTTTTGAAAAAAGATTGGTCAAAGTCTTATAGGTTTTTAAAGCTGATTCCATGGCCGAAGCTGCACGTTGTGCGTCAGCGATATTCTTGCGCTGCTTAAGTGCCATCTCCGGTGTGACGATGCCAAGCGGTGTGAGCCTATCAAGCAATGTCGAGGCATAATCAAACGGAGCGTATTTGTATGAGCTATAAAATACTAGCTCACCCACTTTACCCACAAGGTTGATCCGAGGAGCTTCAAAAGCTACATGATCTTGTATGGCATAGTTTTCCTCGGTGAAATGATCGGTTATCGTCGCGGATAATGTCACGTTCTCGGTTTCAGGGATATCGAACACAAAGCCGTTAATGCCCTTTGGGAGTGCTTTGCTCGTCATTAGAGCCTTAGTAAGTCCAAGAGTTGATAACGCTGCGCTACCTATTGCCACGGCGTTTGTAGCGGCTCCCAGTGTTGCCAGTACTGCCATATCAATAACCTCCTTGCGGTTGCTGGAAGTATGCGCCACTTTGTAGCGATTTCCACGCTTTTAAAACTTCCTGCCCAACGGCTTGAGGATCTTTGGAGCCATCGATATTAAATTCAACATTATTCACTGTGGGAGCTGCGTTTCTCGGTCCCATCATTCCCACCGATGAATTTGCTAGTCCTAGTTTACCGTTCTCGGATTCATTCCACGCCCTAGAAATCTTTCCTCCGATACCTGACCATGTTTCATTAGGGTTGTCTAATATAGCCGCATCTTGAGCCTTTTTTGTCACGTTAGCGATAACATCGTCGCTTGCGCCAAATAGTTTCATCAATGCCAAGATGCCTGTGTATCTCAGAAGGGTATCAATTAAAAAACCAGCTAATGAAATCGTCTTTTGAATAACATCGTTGACGTTCATGAATCCTGCGATCATTCGGCCAGTCAAGCTATCGTCACCTTTAAAATACGAATAGATGTCCTCAAGAGCAAGAGCCAAGCCAAGAAAGATAGCTGTCATTGGAAAGAACACGGCAAAGAGGAAACCACCGATAAGAATCAAAGCTTCTCGCAAGCCTGTAATCTTATCGAGCATCGGACCGAATTTCATAACCATGCCGTTTATCATGAGGCCGATTCGCTCAGCTCCGTAAACAATAATATTGGCTATCGGAGTAATGGAAGATGCAACCTTTTGCATGATCCTCTTTGATTGCTCCCATATTCGGTTGAAATAGAAGTTGAAGTCTTTGAGCCTTTTTATTTCCTTGTCTGTCAGGAGTGTTTCCTCGCTCGGAGGTTTTAAATTTTGAGCGTTTTTCAAGAAATAAATCATATCATCAGAAAGGTTGAGATCCTTTGCCAATGTCGTTCCTAGCGTTGTTGGCATCGTCTTGAGCTTCACTGAGAGTTGGTCAAGTATCTTCAGTGGATCTTGATGGGGATCGATTCCAAGGAATTGCCAAGGACCAAGGTCACCTCCGCGACCAAGCTTAATATTGACCGAATTTTGTTGAAAATTCCGAACGGTACTAGCCAAATCATCGATGTTCCCTCCCGATTGCGCTGCCATGTCACCCAGCTTTTGAAACGTGTTGGTTGAGATCCCTGTCAGCGAATTCATCTTATCGAGAGACACCGCAGCGTCAGACATCTTTTTGACGAAATAGGTCAAGCCGCCAGCGAAAGCCATCAACTCCAATCGAGCTGCATTCATTGGGCCGACCATGCCGGATAGCTTTTTATGGGTAGTAGTCAATAAACCATGAAATTTGGTTTTTTGTGTGTTCACGTCTTTAGTGGTTTTGACGTCTTCTTTTCCCTCGATAACGGCAGTATGAACGGCTCTATTTTCGTCAACTTGTAGCTTAGTCATTGCCTTCATTTTTTGGGCAATCTTCTCGACGACAATCAGCATTGCATCCATAGTCGCATTGAGGCCGTCGATATTGGTATTTAAGCCTGTAATCGATCCCTCGAAGGCTTTAGCTTCGGATGTCCCCTTGGTTTTAAAACCGAGAGCGAAAAATAATTCACCTATTTGCATCTCGATCCCTCAACAAATAGCACTGATTTTCATATTTGGATTTGAATATCAGGTAATCATAAGCGGCACAAATAAGGTCAGTTCGCTCTTTTATCAATGTCTCAGGACTACCAAATCCATTCGCGGCCAATTCCACAATCACAAAAAGATGGTTCGACATCTTAATATCAACTTTCGGCCTGACACGCTCAGAATCTCTTAGCTCTTCGACAAAAACGAAATCAGACCTTCGAAAAAAGGGGAAATATTCTCCTTTAAAACATGATACATTACGGGCAAAAAATCCTTGCGAGATTCTCTTACTTCAAAAGTCATAGAATCTATTTTCAAGCCGTTATAGGTACAACGTGCCAGACATATCTTAGCAGCTTCTAATACTTCCTTACTTGATAAAATATTGAACAAAGGTCCTTTAAAACCAATAACATCGGAATAGCTTGGATTTTTAAAATCTATGGCTTTAATATCTATATCAATCGTTTCTAGAACCTTAGTAATGCGCTGTGAAATGTCCCACGATTCCTCATATGGAAGCAAAGTGATGTCTAATACCGCGCCTGATTGCAAATTAATTTTCATCAAATAAACCTTTTAGAAAAATGTCCGCAAGAACGACAAGATTCTTGCGGACAAGGAAACCTGTTATTAACTTAAGACACGATCACATGAAGCAAATTGAATGCTATAAACCGATAAGGCTTGCTCGACATCGCCTTCGACGTTCGAGGTAACTTCTACTTGCTTGGATATTACTCCGCCTTTTAAAAGGTAGGTGTCAGTGCCTACTACGCCAAGGCCGTCACCGATTCTTTTTACGATTTCAGTACCGATCAAAACGTATCCAGTAGCGTTGCCGCGATATGATGTTAGCTCGGTATTCATGTATTTATCGTCGGCACTACCACGAATCAATTTTAATTCCATGGTAGCCTGAAAACCCGATGCGTTTTGAGCGAAAATGGTATTGCCGTTCTTACCCGTTTTCACTGTGACGAGATCGGTTGAATAGGTCACTTTAGCCACTTCACCGTGAGGCAAGTCTGCTAGCAACCTTGTATTGATTTTAATGGTATCACTACCAACTAAACTAAATGTTCCCATGATTTTCTATCCTTTAATTTATTGGTTGATGTATACCAAAACTTCACTTGAATGAATCGCGCCAGCATATTTAACTGCTATCGAAATCGCGGGAGCTTTACGGTCTGCCCTATCCGCTGCCGATTGTGTCGCCACTGGCAATGAATAGATATAGTATCCGAAATCACCGATGTTACGCTTGAAGTCAACAGGATTGCCAAAGGTATCAGGACTAGTCCACGAACCCTTCGCTACAAAAGCGTTGGTAATTGCTTGATCACATATTGTGCGGTATGCGCCTTTTAGCCCATCCATTCCAGCTTCGGTCTGTGGGATCTTGGTTGAAGTAGTTGCGAGGTAATTAAATCCTGCCACTTGTAGAGCTCCGACGAACCAAGAAAGGTTGTAGATATCGTCGAAAAATTCATTGATGCCAGACGAGAGGATAGATGCCCTAGATGCGATATTGGCATAGACATCAGCGCCACATGCTTTTGCTAAATTGAGCGTTGTTTGATCCAAGCCATCGTCAGCGGTCACTCCTACTATTTGCTTTAAATTCATGGTCGAAGTCGTGTTGCTACCAGCAAAGTTGGTTGACATTGCGCGGCCAGCATATCCCCACTTGAAAGCTTCTAATTGAGCTGCGTCAGAGTGATATAAGCAGCGGGTATAGGATTGACCGAGATCAGCGATATCGTCGAACAAGGCCGAAGATGCAAGGTCACCAGAGGTCGAAGATGCACAGAATAAAAGCTTTGTTTCGGATTGAGCTACCGCTGCCGATCTAATCAGCTCAAGGTTGGCTCCTGTGGCTCCTGTGTAGCCCGTAGGACCGGAGCTGCCGAGAGTGTAAGCAGCGGAACACCCACCGAAATAAACCAGACCTTTTGCCCGAACAATCGCTTGCTCAAGGACTTCGCCTGTTAACATTGGGATTACGATAAAAACACCGCCACCCGTCAGGATGTTCGGAGATTGAGAGAAAACAGCGACAGCGGCAAGATACGTTGCACTAGTAGAACCCCACTTTGTAGCCACGTCCGTTGCCGAGGTATAAGCAGCATAGGTCGTGCTCAATGCCGTGACTGGTGTGTCTTTTGTAAAGCATACGAGGTTGTTTTGAGCGTAGTTTGCAAGTCCGGCTGGCGGAACCATTACGCTGATATTTATGACGTTGGTTATGTTGATCATACTCATTTAAAAAACCCTCTAATCAGTTTTTGTCTCATTCAACGTAAAAGTATTATAATAGTCATTCTCAAAAATTATATCGTATTTCCTTAGTACTTGCAAAGTTATCGCCATACGATAAAGCAAGGCCGTGCCCTCAATGTCGGAAACTTCATTGATAGTCGATGGTATATCGGCAATTTTTAGTCCTAAAAGCTCTTGTTGCTGAACGCAATATGTTGACCTAAGCGCTGCAATGTAATTTGGATATTTTTCGATTGCCTCGGTTGTGTAGCTAAATAGATCAATTGACAAAGTCTCTTTGACGTATGTGGTTATCGAATCATATTGATGATCACCCACAACTGTCTGTATTTTTGAATTTGAATAGGGAGTGACATCAATAATTCCGACGACACAATAGAGCCTCTTATCCTCTGGAATTGCTCGACGTTGATTCCAAATCCAAATGACATCGTCAGACAATTTAAGTGTTGTCTGAAGGATATTACAGATAATTTCTGGCGTTGTTTTTGTCATAAGAAAGTGCTCGTCAAATCGTATTGTATGAAACCGAAATCATTGAAATTTATCTTATTCATGATTCTAAATTTAGAGCCTGATATGCATTCAAAAATAATCATATCATCAACTTTTAAATCGAGCTCTGTCGATGAATAGATTGTCTCATCATTCCACTTTCTTTGCCCTTCTTTTTTCATCTCCAAGTCTTGACCAGATGGAACCCTGACGAGCTTGATGTTTTTCTCAACCAAATATTCCTCGGTTTTAAAATCAACCTGCTTTTTGCAAACGATAAAGATCTTTGTTGGGATTGCCCACGCCATGACGGCAGACCGCATATTGGGGAAAGACTTTTTTTTCACTTCACTACCTCATGTGTTATTGACCTTAACATTGCTCCGGTTTCTATTAATATTCGATCCGTTCTTTTTCTCGATGCATAAGGCTCTTTGACAGGCGGCCATTGATTATTATCGAAGGTGTCGTGGACATATCGAACCCACTTGGCTCCGACCTCATTTAAAAAAACATCTCCTCGACCGGAGCAAATTTTCTCAAAAACTAAGCTTTTTCCGCTATCAAGTGCCGCTTTAAACTTGTCACTAGCGTTGTTCATTGTCGATCTTAGGAAAGACCTTTGAGGTATTCCCATCTTAGCCGAGCCAAATTCATGGACAGCCGCAAGTCCTACAGCATCGATTGGCGCGCCTTTTTTCTTGTCGGATGACCTGCGCTCAGAGCTACCGAGAACACCGATTTTCACCTTGTGATTTTCTTTGATAAAGGCTTCAAGCTTTGCCAAATTATCGGGATCGAATTTAAATTGTTTTCTTTGTTCGGCCATTGATGTCACCTGAACGTGGTAGCGCCTTCGTAAACGACCGCATTACCAATGAGCAAGGGTTTCACTAGCGACAAGTATTTTTGCCCGTATCGCGTGGTAGCGAAATAGGCAATGTTCGGATCCCTCATCATCCACTCCGGTATAGCATACGATTCGGAGATCGGTCCCACTCCACGAGAGGATACAGGGAAATTACCACTTGAGCCTGTGCCTTGCTCAGCGGATTGAAGATCATTCACCATGTAATGAGCTGTCAGGTAAAGGTAAGCAATCTTTAGAGCCTCATCAGTCGGCCAAATAGATGGGTTAAAATTCATTGTGGCTTCGGAGAAGGCCCTCGTAATGTCAGCGTCCATGATGTACTCGAGTTGGCATTCATAGATTGACGTAGTTTGACCGCTTCGAATCGCATAGTCGAAATCACGGAAAAAAAGATCCTTGAAATCATCTACGTCAATGTCGGATAGCAGTAACGTCATATCAATCAATCTTTGTGATGAAGTCTTTGAAAGAGGCTACCAGCCAAGTATAAGTCTCAGCCGTCACGCGACAAACGACCATATACTTGACCACGGTGGCATCGGGACAAATGATATCACCCGAACGTTGAGATAAAATTCTGAAAGTCTCAACCTCGGATAAAAGTTCTTTAGGCTCTTTTTTTGCCACTTTAAAAATTCCTTAGAAAGAAGTGAAGCGCTGCTAATTAAGCAGCGGTGTTACCGAAATAAAGCATCTCTTTTTCGCGCTGTGCCACAACTCCGGTGAAAGAGCCGTAACCTACGTTCTCCCACGAGAAGCCGTTGGTCGTGCCTGCCTGTGTCATAGTGTAATCGATAGGAAGATCACATTTAACACTAGATTCGTCGTAGTTCAGAAGAACATAACGGTTATTGGTTGTATCGAAATTCGCTTTGTCGCAATATGCGTTTGGCAGAATCTTGAACGCTGCGTTGCCCGTGATTGTCCTAAACGCTTGCTCAAGCAAAAACAGCTTTGTGTGCAAGGGATAGGTAGCATCGGGATAAACCACTAATCCATTGTAATCCGATTCGGGCAATACGAAATGGGTAGGCTTGGCGGTACGTGCACAGTTGCTTCTGTATGCCTCATAAACCAGACCTGCGAAAGTATTAAATTCCACTGCCGACATGGATGAGATTTTTTTGGGGATTGTGGAGCTGTCAACCGTGACTGTTGACTGGTTTAGCAAGCCGTAGGATGCACTGTAACCTAGCATAACTACACGTTGTATTCCCAAATCCCACTCTTTTCGTCTACTTATTTCACGTGCCTCAATTAAGCTAAACAAAACATTGGCTTGCATCGCCTCTTCCAATTCGAAGATATTATATACCAATCCTTTTGCCCAGTTATAGATTGTCTGTTGGATCTGGTCATAAGCAGCATCGACTAGAGGAATTTGGCTCTTGTTACTTGCGTTAGAGATAACACCAGTTTCAAATCCTTCACCTTTGACGTATGTACGCCAGTTGATAATGGCTCTTTGGAAAGCGCCGTTACCAATTACGATCGGGCAATAGTCTGCGACAGCAAGCTCATAGAATTTCTGCTCGGAAACTTTTCGGCCTACTGCCGTCAAAGTTGTAATTAATTGGGAGTAACCGAGGGAGTTTTTATTCAACTCCATGGTGCCTTTATCGAAGAAACTATATGGGTTTTTCATATCTCACCTTTTTTTTAAATCGTTAAATCATCCCTAATAAAAGGGGCAGAGGCCCCATCCGATCTTTACTTATCAGGCGCCAGTCGGTCCGGTTGCGCCAGTTGCTCCGGTCGCTCCAGTTGCGCCAGTTGCTCCGGTCGCTCCAGTTGCGCCACTGATTGCTTTTAGAAAAATATATGCTCTGAACAATGAGGCATCAGCCGCGGCATTTTCAAGAGCGACACCGACGATGGTATTGCTTGCGGTCTGTGTTGCGAATTTGAAGGTGTCATAAGCATACTGCAAAGAAGCGCCAGCGGTGATTGGAGCCGATGCTTTAGCCATGACGATTGAACCCATAAGGGCAATCTCAAGTTTTTCACCCACTGCGTAGGATGCCTTCAATGGGTTGGTTAATACCATCCCGAAATAAGCGCTGGTAAGGCCAGTGCCGTGAATAACTTTCGTTACGTTTGGAGCTACGGTAGAACCGAGGCATACCATTTCACCTTGAGTTACAACTGCCGAGGCGGAAGCACTATAGTACTCTACTGTCATGCTATCACCAGAAACCAAAGTTCCTTCGGTTGTGGTCATTGCAAATTGATTGCTATTTAAAGCCATTTGATCACTCCTAAAATGGGTTAAGTCCTAAATTTATTTTTTGGAACCGTACCGAGATTGTCCCATTAAAACTTTTTCGTGTGTGCTGATAAAGTCGGTCTGAATTTCTGGGACCGAATTTAAGTGTGCTGCCTGAAGATCCTCGAACCTGCTATTGGTTTTCTTCTCTTCTTCTTTGTCTTCAATCTCTTTTTTCTCTTCTTTGGGATCAACTTCAGATTCTTTTTTCTCGTCTTTTATTTCGTCTTTTTTCTCGTCTTTGGTTTCTACTTCGTCTTTTTTTGGCTCTTCTTTGACTTCTTCTTTTTTCTCATCTTTAGGCAAAGAGGCTTTTTTAGCGTCCTGATAGCGCTTAACCAGCTCGTTCACTTTGGTCTTTTTGCCATCGTATTCAATCTCGGTCTCACCATCAAGCTTGATCCTTTTTGACGCGGCTGCCTTGCCTTCCATATCTTTCAATTCCGCGGCAAGATCCTTCAAAGACATTTCAACGCCTTCGATTTCAATGACAAGCTCTTCGCCCTCATTGGTTTTAATTTCTTCTTTAGTAGTCAAGAATTTAAATATTTTGCCGATCATTGGTATGCCTCGCTTTTCGTTTTTAATTGTATCGTCTATAATTCTATCCCCAGACATATCATCTTGTAAAGCTTTGCTATTAAGAAAAAGAGGATTGACTGCCATCTCGTACCTTGGATTCTTGACAATGGCTAGGTGTTCATATCGTCCGGCAAGTAGCTCTCGATCATAGCTAACATTATTGAACGTGCCACCTGATGCGTATTCATCACCATACCATGCCGTCGAAACGCCATAGCCGTTCTTCAGTAATTCCACGGCATTGATATCATCGACCACGAAATGAGCGAGCCAAATCTCTTGCTCGGTATCGTAGTGCATATCTGCAACACGACCGACCACGGGTAATGATGCAATGTTTTGATCGGTTATCTTCTCGTCAGGATGTTCGACGACAACCGGAATCCCATGGCTGGTTATTGCCAGTTTCTCAAGAGCTTCCTTGCCCACGAGAATGGTTTCAGTGGGATATTTACAAAGTCCTGACCTCATGCAAGGCATTTTTATTACTTTGCCAATTGCTAATAATTCGCCCATTTTTAGCCTACCTTATATGGTTTTACTGCCCTTAAAATGGCAATGACATGACTTATCTTTTTAAATTCTTGTGTCGTTCGTGTATTCAGCTCAATGATATCAAACTTTGGCACGATTGAATATAATTTGCGATGCTCGTCGCATGTGTAATAGTAGAAGCTATTTTCATTCCAAAATGAATAATGTGTTGGATCTTGGAAAGCTCCTCGACCGTCAGACGATGGCGTATATGATCGAAGGACACCATTAGGCTTCAAGATGCGCCAAATCTCCGACATGATATGGATGCGCTTATCGTTATTGATATGCTCCAAGAAATCGTCGGCATTGATTTCATCGGCTATATTATCATCAAGAGGGATTGGCAAATTACAGTCACAAACTAAGTCAACGCCTTCAATATTCTGGCAATCAACATTGAAATATCCGGCCAATTGTTTTCGTCCACAACCTAAATTGATTTTCATGGTTACCACCGTACAATTGGCACAGCTTGGCAACGACAACCATAATCATTGCCAGCATGTGCGCGTCTACCTGTTTTCTCATCCACGACAGGCGGATTATTCCAGTCCTGTGTGGTTCTATCTAATATTTGATGACTATGTCTCACGTTCTTATCCTGAACCGTTCTCCATTCGTATGTGTCCATCCCAAATTCGGTATATTGAGCTTGCTTGAATGTAGTCGTCATTAGTGCGGTTTCTTGCCTAGCGATGAATTTACAGCGCTCTTTTGATATGTGGAGCTTGCCCATTATGATGTCACGAACCTCTTGACGAGGACTCCCACTTCCGATTGCCTCATTTAATTTAAGTCGAAGATCCTCGACGATCTCTTGAGAAAAATCGATGACGGCTCCCTTCATCCTGATTTCACCTTTTTGGGCAAGCGCAAGTTTTATCGGGAGTTGATCGGTGACGAGATACCCTTCCTTGAATCGTTCCATGGCGGCAGGATTGAGCTTAGGTTGCACGGCAAGCTCTTTGTGTATTGCGCTTTTAATCTCCTGTGACACGTTCCTAATGCCTACTAGATTCATTTCATCCAAGTTGCTGATATTCTGTATTAAAGTTGTCGTGTCGCTCATCATTGTATCAAACTTTTGATTGAGCTGGGTAGCTAGTTGTTTCATCGCTTTTTTGTTGAGATCGATTGCTTTTTTGAGTGAGGTTGTCAGCATGGGAACAGGGAGAATCCAAGCGCCTCCACGAAATCGACCGCCTAGCTCTTTTATTTCCTTGGAGATGGCTGCCGACCTTTTGCCACGGAATCGACCATGTTCATATTGGATCGTACCATCACGCAAGGCTCGCTCAAGTGCCGTCACCTTGGCGTTGGTATTAGCTTCCTCAAGAGCCTTAAGCAGTGGCTCGAAGATTGACTTTTTCAATGTCTCGTAAAGCTCCTTAGCTGCTTTTGCATGCCACGAATCTTTATAAATGACAGGTTGTATCTTCTTTTTTGGCATTATGCTCGGCCCGTCCTACCTACCGATTTTACCTCTTCAAGATCATCCGCGCCAATCTCTGACAGCTCTTCAAGGTCCATTGCTTCATTTTCATCAAGATCGATATCGAAAACCTTCTCTAAGTTTATCAATTCAACTGCTTTTTCTGAGGTTATTATGCCGTTATTAAAAGCAGTGATAACCCTATTAAGGTTCTCAGTTTTGAGCAAAGAATCTTCTTGTGAGGATACCACTTTCAATGGATGAAAATTGAAGTTGATTTTCTCAGGAACATAATTAAAAAGCTTTTGACATCCGATTTCGAGCATTGTGGTTAAGCCTGATTTCACTTTCGACCTGATTTCACTCTCGATCATGGCGTTATAATTCTCGATATCTTCTTCACCAGCCGACAGTCCTGCCGCAGATATTCCAAAGAGCTTTGTCATTGGCATACGCAAATCAGCGGCCAGACCTATCCGGATTTGAGTGAGAATTTCAGCTAGTCCACTAAAGGACATAACTTTGGCTTCATAATCATCGTTCTTGTCAATTACAAGAGCATTCTGGTAGTTCTTTAGCTTAGCTGCCAAACCGATCCTTTGGGCCGTCAATGTTGCGCCTTGTGGTGTCATAACCGAGCCGTTGAAGCCCTCGATCTTGAATACGTCAACCTTGCATTCGTCAAGTATTTCAAAAGCTACCGACTGATGTTTGACATACTGGTTCCACGACCTGATTATCTTTTCTATCTCCGAAACTCCCCAGCCAGAGAATTGTCCACGGATGAGAGATGGTGCGATCTTGCCCATGATCTTGATAACGTTGTCACGATGCAATCTGTGACCGTAGTAGTTGAAAGGAACCTCTTGTTTGTCCACGGCAAGAGCATCGATCATAGCGTTACCTTGGGGAGTGTAGGACAGCTCCCACCGATCGACAGCATAGAAAGCAAGAGGCGTTTTCTCTTTGATTGAGCCGATGCTAAAAGGCTTGTCCATGGTCTGACCGGCGTTGATTATAATACCAGCGCCTCCAAAGAGCCGTGCCCACTTAAGAGCCTGTGCATAAGTCAATAGGATATCTTTTTCTAATACCCATGCCTCAAGCTCCTTGACCTCGTCGGCAGACATCTCAGGACATACGACCTGAATCCCACCACGGAAAGCATCATCTACAGGTTGGTCTATTAGAACCTGAATAATCCCGTGCTCCTGATACATTGTGGATATCAATGCGCGGTTGAGCGTGACGGCTGCGAACCTGTTATTTGCCTGTGCGGTTGATGCCTGCGACACGGCAGTGCCGAGAGCCTCGGAGACGAAATCGGTCAGCGAATTATTGAATCTCGTTTGATCAACTGGCGGTTTTATTTTTTTAGGTCTGCCCATGATTTGCTCCGAATTTTTGGTATGAATATTTATAGTATATCTGTGTTGACATTATTCACAAGAATCCTTTATCATAAATCGATATTTTATGCTTTATTAAGTCTGATAATGAATAGCGTAAACTATCTTGTAAATGATTGAAATCATCTATAGGAATAGGTAAAACTTCATTAGTTCTCTTATCGATTTTAAAAGAGTAACGCTTAAATTCTTCAATTGTGTGCTTACAAGAGGGATGAATAACTACTTTTTGGAATGATCGGATAAATTCTATCCCATCCAAAATTGAACCGCTCCACTTTGGCGCGCCTAGGATATTATAGCCTAATCCTTTAATAAACGAGATTGTTTCAGGACGAGCACAATCAGCGTAGATTTTATAAAAGCGATTTGGAACCACTGCATTAATGAGATGAGCAAGGTCCGGTATCTCTATTCCGTGACCATAAGCTTCACGGTCGATATAAAGATTTGCATCTCTTATGAAGCATCTAATTACCGTTGACGGATCTTTTGCAAAGCCAAAATCCATTCCAACTTTAAATGCCTCCACTCCCTCGCTTGAGAAGTCTTGAACAACGTACTTCCCTTTAAATATCTGAGCATCTGAAATAGTTCTTAGGTCACCCTCCCAGACATGGAGATATTTCTCGTAGTCCGTGGCTCTCATATGCTCCATTTCTTTGCGTAGAACATCAGGAAAATGAGGATTATCGTTATAGTTGACCTTTTGCACGATAGCTTCGGGAGGTTGATTGAGCACGAACATTGAATAGGCCGGATCATCGTCGAAAGTTGGATTGAAGGTTGCTATTATTTTACTGTCTTTTTTTCGTATTGTCGGGATGAGAATATCCCAACTATTTTGAGAAACTTTATCGGCTTCCTCTACCCAACAAATATCAATTCCCTCGGTTGATTTGACCGATTCAATGTTATGTGCCAGACCTTTAAAAATGAAGGCGCTGCCGTTGATGCATTCGATTGTAGCGGTTTTAGTTGAGAAGTATTGCTCCATGCCATACCTGACAATTAACCCTTTAAAAAGCGAATAGACCGATTCCAGAATGGAGTTTTGAAACTCCCTTGTGCAAAGGATCTTGATTTGAGATTGGAGCGATTTGCATAATAGGTATTGAGCCACTGCCCACGACTTGGCGCTACCACGACCGCCATAATAAACGTAGTACCGATAGTCGTCTAGTAGGCCAGAAAACTTATGTGGCACTTCGATTCTAATCTTTTGATTGCTCATCCGGCTTTTTACCAACTTCAAAAGTTATGGTCGGTCCAGTGCCTACGTTGACCGATACGGCCTGAGGATCGCTATTGACTGGCTTGCCTATGATGCGGTTGAGGATCGCCTCGACGTACATGAGGTTGCCGTCCTTCGCTGCTTTGCCATATGCTGCGCCTATCATCCTTTCGCCCATGGTCATGCCTTTACGCTTCATATCTTCGGCATAAAATTCAACCAGCATGAACCAATATTTATGGAGATGCTTAAGAGCATCAACCTTTAGTTCTTGGTTCAATATTTTTAAATCGGCGGGTATTTTTGGCGCTCCTTTAGAGTTTCTCCTAGAATCATGGCCTTTAGCGAATGGCCTTGTGCCTGTTAATTTACCCTTAGCCATTATGACAGCTCCTGACAGTTATTAAGTGTTTATGCTTTTTTAATAGTCTCTCGCAATATCATAGGCGTTGTATGCTTCCATGATATGGCGTGATGCAATCTTCTATTGACTGTATTCAGCATCTTTACTTTAGCACAAGATGGCATATACATGACAGAATAGAAACTTTTGACGTATGTCCCATAATTCAAGTATGCCTCGGTCATGCCTCCCGATGTTCCTTGCGTTTGCATTTGGGTTAATAATACATGGTTAGTTGTAAAAAATACCTTTCCAACGCTGCCAAGGGTTAAGTAGGTATTCACGTCTTCGTTAAGACGAGAGATGAATTTAAATGGTCTTTCGGTACTACAAAAGAAGCTATTCATACACTTTCTTTTTAGCGTGATAGCTTGTGCATAGACGCAATTGGAGCCTCCGATAAAATCACCGCCTTGTGCGAGGGAAATTGAGGTAATACCAGAGCTGATATAAAACTTTAGTATTGCATTAAAAACAGCATCTAAGTTTTTTAATTGCTTATATATATAATTATATTTATCGTTAAATCTATATTCAAATCCTTTGTAATCGTCATCTAATACCACAAAGTATTTTATGCCTAAATTTAAAGCTATTTCAAAACAGGCATTTCTTGCGTGTGTGGTAGTCCTAAGATTATTAAAATTATCGCCTTGGTCTGTGGTTTTAGCTATTTTTTCTTTATCGAATACGACTACCTGATTGCCATATTTATCTTTATATTTGTCTGCATCTTTGTCCAGATTGTCGACGACTAGGTGAATGCTCCCTGTATAGCCGGACCTTCGCAAAGTGTTGTATGTCATTACTTTTTCTGGTCTGCCGTTTGTTATTATAAATGCGGTAAAATTAGACATCTTCATTAGCTAGGTATCCTGTGGCTAGGTCTTTCGTCATTACGATAAAACCATTCTCTATTGCTTTATTGAAATCGATAATAACCAAAGCTGATTTTTCCATCAAGTTTTGAATTTTTGGAGATGAATTTGCGTAGTATTCAGCTATTTTTTCATAATTAAATACCGTATGACGTTGCGCTGCTCGCTCTAAAAATGATCGGAGATCGTCAGGCAAATTCTGCGTAGTACTTATTTCATTAATAAGCTGTTTTGTTTTTGATGAATCAACTAGCTCTGAAAATTTTGGTTTCTCGCCTTTTATTTCGTAGATTGGAGCCTCTATTTTTTTAGAATAGAGATCGTCATCAACTTCATAATCTTTTATTTGATCCCAATCGTTTAGTCCGAAGCCGATATTTGGGAGGTCGAAATCTGCCTTATTTAGACTTTCCAGCGTGGCGTTTAAAATGTCTTTATCCCATGAAGCAAGTTCACTAGAACGATTGTCAGCAAGGCCATAAGCAGTGGCGTTAAAACCTTCTAGGTCGCTCCTGACGATGTCTATTTCCGTCCAACCTAGCTCAAGAGCCGCTTGCAGTGTTCCGTTGCCAGCAAGAACTACGTTGTTATGATCCACGACGAGAGGCTTTTGTTGCTTAAATTTAGCTAAAGAACCCTTGATTGACATGATGTTTTTTTTGTCGTGTTTTCTGGCATTATTTGGATCATTAACTAATAGTGATATAGCTATTTTCTCAATTTTCATGCTGATGTAAATCCTTTTTGACGGGTGTTAATTCCTTATACAGCTAAATAACCCCCGATGTCTATTGATTTCAATATGTTAAGTTTGGCCCAAAAATGGCTAAGGGTCAAGTGTCAAGAATAATCTTGGCAAAAATTGAAGTTGATAATTGTGGATAGGGGATCGAGAAATGAAGCGTTTAGTTGTTTTTGGATTGGTTGGAATAGCGGCTTGTGGCGGTGAATTTAATGGAGCAAATAAAAAGGTATCGAGGCCGGAGGCGGCCATTGTAACGACAGGGCAGACCGCCACTGTGTGTGACGTTGATGCCCAGAATTGTACTACGACTACCACTACAGTCGGAACGGTTGTGGCTCCTGTGCTAGGTTATGGGAC